AACCTGTGGCACCAGGCGCAATTCGAGGCGCTAGTCCGCAAGGACACGCCGACGTTCTCGCTGGCAACTACCAGGAACAAGGCGGCCATGGCGATGGCGCGTTGTTCCGAGGCCGCGATGAAGGACCTGCGGGAGCGCGGCGTACCGGACGAGTTCGCCGATGCGCGCGAGGCGCAGCTGTGGAAGCAAGAGTTCCTGGCGCGGCTTCTGTCTGGTTGGGAACCATACGCCGAGGCGCTGTTCGGGGTGTTCACGCGCCGGCACATGGCCGAGGCGCTGGCGCTAGCGCTGCAGCAACAGTATGGGGATGAGATCGAAGAGGACGGGAAAAAGATCCCGATTGACAGGGCGTTTGTGGACGTCCTGTTCAGTGGATCGAACCAGGTCTTGGAGACAGCATTCCTGTGGTGTACCGGGCTTCAGGACATCCCCGAAGAGGCAACCGGAGCCGATGCCGTCAAGACGATTGATGAGATGCTGGATTCCATGGTAGGCAACCCAAAAAACTCAGAGAGTGGGGCAGCCGGGAGTGGAACTTCTGGGAATTCATCCCCATCGTCTGCTCCACCTACGGCATCGGGCTCGACGACATCGGATGCCTCGACGACGAACAGTTCGGGTTCCTCGTAGCGGGCTTGGGGGCCATCTCCAGGTACCGCATGGGGGAGCAGATACCGGCGATGGCCGATGAGAAGGTGTGGAAGGAGGTGCGCCAGGCCGTACCGCACGCTACGCTGGTATCGGAGGCGCTAGAAGATGACCTAGAAGTGGATTGCAAAGAGAAGGGCCTGATGGGGCCGAGGGGGTGATGGCGTGAACCGGATCGGCGTAGCGTATGCTGAGATCCAGCTACAGAAGGACAAGTTCCTTTCCGACGTCCACAGTGCCGAATCCGGATTCCGACAGGGCGCACAGGGAATAGCTCAGTCTGCCAAGACTGCTACATCTACCATCGTAGGAATGGCCTCCGCGGTAGTCGGTCTAACCGCGGCGGTCGCGCAGCTTCGCAAGTCTG